TGGCCAACTCCGACTCTTCACGGCAACTACAATCGCAAGGGAGCGAGTCAGAACAGTGGGGATGGACTGGAGACAGCGGTCAAGAAGGAACTATGGCCGACCCCGACAGCCATGACTGGAGGGACAGGAGTCGCACCCTCCCACGAGAACGGTGGCCATGGTTGGAACATAGGGGCAGCGGTGAACGACAGCTTGTCGGACAACCCGAAGAGGAACTGGCCGACACCAAGAGCATCGGAGTACAAGGATTGCGGACCAGTGGGGAGCAAGAGCCACACTCACATGGACAAGAAGAACTACCTATGCGCAAAAACCAAGCAGGAGGACAAGCCAACTGGTTGTCTGAACCCAACGTGGGTCGAGTGGTTGATGGGTGTCCCGACAGGGTGGACAGAATTAGACTCTTGGGTAACGGAGTTGTCCCCCAAACAGCCGCCAGAGCATGGGAGGTCTTGAATGGTAGGGTTTAAATTCAAATCTGGGAGGGGCGGACTACGCCCCAACTCTTCCACCCTTCACAAAAGCCATAAGCAAAAATCATACGTTTGCAACTGGTGTGATAAACCATTCACATCAAACGCAAACAACATGAAGGGTGAACGCTATTGCTCGACTGCTCACCGGACTTACATGTTCAAGCTCAAGCAATCAATTGACAACAAACGAAGGGTCACAAAGAAAGAGCGCAAGCGTCATACCTTCAGACCTGAAACCTGGAGGACAAAATAAATGTCAAAAATAGAATTCACCACCTTGTACAGAGCCTTCAATAAAAACAATGAACTGCTTTACGTTGGGATCTCAGGTTCAGTAATGACTCGCATGAATAGTCACAAAAGAACAAAATTTTGGTTCAAAGAAATGTCATGCCTTACTACTGAACATTACGACACAAGAGAGGAAGCTTTGACTGCAGAATCAAAAGCAATCAAAGAAGAGAATCCTAAATACAACATACAAGGTAAATGCAGAAACAAACCTTATCATTCAAGATATTCAAGAAAAATAAGGGGAGATTTAGACCTTGATAAGCTTAATAGTCACGATGAATGTATTTACCTTAAATTGTATGAGAAGTATGGCAGTCGTAGTGCGCCGAAAATAATTGAAGCCTCAAGAAAAAGGGGAGGTCCAGCACCTACTGGTACTGGCTTCACCATTAGAGGTGGCAGGATGATTAAAATAGCAGACCACCAATCAACGCTATCTTCTTCAAGCACAGGAACCGGAACCATCAGTTTTCCGCCAGACTTTCAACCATCTTCATTTTCTTCTTCGTCATCATGAATATCTTCTTCGCTGCCTTGGACTTCATCTTCGATCTCTTCGTCCTCGATGACCTCTTCAAACTCCGCATCTTCCACATCCTCCCTAGTTGTATTCACATTGAGTCCATGCTTTTCAATCAAACTGCGAAGCCTGGATTCAACTTCCCCTCGATCCATCTGATCAATCTTCCCTGTCTTGATCTCCTTCTTGTCAACCATCAAGCCTGCAAGCTTGGCTCTTGCAACCTCTGCAGTAATCGCAGGTCCGTATGCACCATCCTCCAGTGCTGCATCCCTGATCATCTTCAAATCCCTCGCTGTTTTCTCAAAGGTAATCCCATACCTCAACTGGGTGGCCTCAGTTAACTCAGCGATCCGTTCCTGAACATGTTTATAATTCACATGATGCAAAAGATTAGAAGAGCTCACGCTTGGATTTTTATATCCAGCCCGAATTGCACACTCCTTCTTCGTCAGATCTCCATTCACAAACAACTGCGCAAACTTCTCTTGCTTTGGAGACAATTGCTTTCTTTTTGCCAACCCTCTCTTCGCAAATTCTTCCTGCTCAAATAACATGTTACCCATTGCTACCTCTCACACTCACTAAAAATTTTTTTCCCCCTAACCTAAAGGAGGTGCGGTAGAGAATATTTATATATATTTCTCTCCCTTTAGGGATGACCCTACTGACCCATTGACCCACCCCATTTTTAAAGGGCTGCAGAGCATGGGTCAACCCAAGTCAACCTAGGTCAAGCCTGACCCTACTGACCCTACCCCTAACTCATTGATATTAAACAACTTTGTACCCTCCAAAACCATGACCCGCCTTTTTGTTGACCCTACCTATTTGACCCTACCTTTTGCCTAGAATTTACTTTAACTTTCTCTCCTAAGTGTTTTTCAACCACCCCCCTGAACGACCCTCTTTTATTTTTATTTTCACCTGCTATACTTCTCAACGTAGCAGGTTTTTTTTCAAGTTTGTTCCCCTGCTATGATTTAAATCCCCTGGATTGGGGAAGGCTCTGAAGGATGTTTTCTCCTTAGTTTGCATCTTTCAGGGCCGACCCCTGTTTTATTAATGATCAGACGATCCCCGATAATCAGGCACATAAATACCAATTCTTCTTAACTCTTTATGCACCCAGCTTGCATCTGGAGCCTGATTAAAAAGCTTGTTTGCTTTGTTGCCCTCGTAAACAAATCGAGCGTTCCTGATAGTTTCATTAGGGCTTCGGTTGCACACCACGCACATGCTGCTCTGCATAACCCTAGCACTAAACTTCTCAGGGTCTGTCGTTCCGCACATAACACAAGGATCACGCTTCTCCTTGAGTATCTGCTCCCTCGTTCTCTTCATAATGTTCTTGAACAATGTCTCTCTCCTGACTGTCTTCTAGTATATTCATCCACCGATTAATCATGTTCCGGTCATCAATGTTTTCTGTATCCAACTCAATTTTTATTTTCATCAATCAACCTATTCAAAAACCAACGGCATTTCTCTAGGTCTGTAACAACCCCACCCTGCTGATCTCTGTGCTTGTCCTCGTAACGCCACAAGTATTTCATGACAGAGCCCTTGAGATACCCATGGAATGCCTCTCTCGACATGCTTGCTTTGATTGAATCAATGCACTCAATTGACCCTGACCGATAGTGCGAGGGGTTGATGTCATCGTCACGCCCAGACATGCTTCTTCTTACCACCATCGTATTTGATTGCATGCCCCTCCTCGATGAGGATCTTGCAGATGTCACGCCTGCTACCATGAGTATACATGTCTGCGAGTAGCCGCCCATACTTGTCCAGCTTGCCGCCATTGAGCGACTCGACATAGATCTCCTTACCACACAACACCTTCATTCGTTTCTTTGCAGCGAGGCCCAATACCTTCTCTGCCTTGTTGCGAGTCCTGGACTCTGGAGTATCTATGCCATTGGCTCTGATCCTAACCTTCCGGTAGACACCGAATGACAGGTCAAGCAGGACATCGACCGTGTCACCATCGACCACCCGATCCACCTCCGCCTTATAAATATACTGTTGTTCTATTACTTTCCTCGCCATTCCACCACTCTCCCTTTTGTCAACAACTCCTCTTCGTCTATCTCTACCTTCATGCAATAGAGAGAGAACCTGATTGTCGGGTCATACCGATAGTCCTCGTGAATCAATGACGCTGCTCGTGTGCATTCCATCATCGTGTCGTAGGATGCCAGCAACGTATAGAAACTCATCGTAAACAGATAGAGTTTAACCATCAGTCCCTGCCTGGCCACTCTCTCTCTTTCTCTGTCCAGGCTTCGTTCTCTGGAGTCTTAGGATCATCCTTAATAAACCTACCCTTTGCATCACGAGTCCTTACCTTGACCTTCTCAATGACCTTAGATGTCTTTTCAGAAAAAGACTCTTGTTGTTTACCAAACAACTTACCTATCCAATTTTTAAAAAATCCCATGTCTAATCTCCTAATTTATTGATCTATCTCCCACGGCTTGGCCGTTGTGTTCTCTGCACGGTAGTGCCACATGGCCAAACCGGGCATACTGAATGTTAATACTTTATCACTCATGTGTTTTTGAACATAACTCACTGCTCTCTGACACGCTTTATTTCCATTGCTTTTATTGTGTCTTCTGAGTTGTGTCTTAGCTATCAACTCCATCTCGTTACGCTTGTAATACTTATTAACTTCCATGCCTTTGTGAACCAGTTGTGCAATCGCCACCTCATCTTCTGTAGATATCTCCCTTGTCATGCGCTTACCTAGATCAGAGATTTCCCAGACACCAAGGTTGAAATCAAACGAGGCCATGTGTTCATCAGGGTCTTTGGCATTACGAGCTTCATAATAGAACTGTACGTTGGGCTTCTCTCCTGCCAGTTTGATGCCGGAGTCGAACCACCCGGTAAAGACTGAGCCACCTCGTGCTGACATAAACGACTTGTCATCTGCCCTTTCCTTACCAGTGTGATGTGCCAGAACCACGCAGATATCATTGAGCTCTATCAGTTTATCTACTCGATCCAGTAACTTCCTGATCTCTGTATTACTGTTTTCCTCACCGTCAAAGAAGTTGATGATGGGGTCGATCAATACAATGTCTGGCTTATGAAACTGAATCTCATCGTGAAACGCCTGGATATCCTGATCAGTCATCAGATTCTTTCTTAGTCTGCCTGACACAATCAGATTTTGGTAACCCATGCGCACCAGATCTTCATCATCTGCGAACCGCCTGAAGTATGTTTCGATACGATCTTTAAGAAACTCTTTGATTATCTCTGCTTGAAACCACATAACTTTCAAGGGCTTACTAAATGGTACACCCATGAAGTCTGTGCCAGTGCAAGCACCTGCTGCAAACGCACCAAGAAAGTTACTCTTACCTATCTTTGGCTTGCCCAATAATAGAACCCTGCTTTGCTTGAAGATAAATGCATCGCCCCAATACTGTTCGACCGAATCTTTCTGCACCTCTTCTTGCCATTCTTTCTCTCCAAATGGCACAAGACCAAGCGGTCCTTGAGTTGGCTTTTCCTCCACCTCTTCAGGGTATTCTTGATCCTGTATTTCTTTGAGGTCAGCGCTGATCTGTGTCTGCCACTCACTGGTCTTCCATTCGTTCACGCCTGCGTGTATGTCTTCTGGAAATCTTTTAACGTGTCCCTGACAGATACTCAGGGTGGTGGTTGCCGCTTCAACAATAGACATAGGTGGCTCACAAGTTTGATTCCAGTCTTGAGCCTTGATCAGGATCTCTCGCATCCCCCAGCCTTCTTTAATCCACTTACCAACTAACCTAGCTAACTTGTCGTTGCGTCCGCCTTCTTTTGCAGCCTCTTCATTCAGCTTCTCTCTAATGTCACTGCTTGTATCATTCGATCCGTTGAAAGAAGTAATGCTTGCAATGTCTTGCTCAGATAGCCACGGCAGTTCATCCATGGAACTAAGACCAACACTTTGATTACACAACATGGTGTATCCTGCGGAAGGTGCAACCATGACATAGCCGCCTTTACCACGAGTGTCTATCTTTCTGGCTCCTGCACCAGTCTTAATCTGATTTGTGCCTAAACCATAGAAGTAATGCGCCCCACCTCTGGGTGTTCTTTGAATCAAAGGAGTCTGAGTGATAGAGCCAGACCCTATCCAATCGACTGCCTCATCAGAATCTGCATCGATAACGACAAAGCTTATGCCTGTGATAGCTGCCCAGTTAGCTTGAGGATATTGTTCATGCCATTGCTGGATCTCTTCATCTGATGGCTGGATGTTCTGGTAGTGTGACCAGTTAATGCGAGGAGTCTTTGCCCACTTTGCTTTGAGTGCGAGCTCATCATCGAAAGGATGTCTCTTTCTGTAGTAGGCTGGGACTATCTCATGCGGAGAACCACACGGAATGATATGCAGACCATGCTCCCACATATCATGTAGCCAATCGCCTTTTTCTTCATGCGTTATTTCCTGACCATCAAACTCAGCCTGGAAGAAATGCGTATTACTCTGTCCGCTGTACCCTTCTGGCGTATTCACTGATTTTTATTCCCCTTACTTTCATTCCCAAGCCTTTTGCAGAGGCTCTGATGGCAGTCATTTGACTCATGCTCTTGTCTTCCGTTTCATCAATCACAAAAGACTGACCGATCTCCATGGCTTTTAATATCTCCTGCCACTTACCATCTTTTTTGCGAAAGCTTTTTTCTATGGGTACTTCTTCAATGAGAACGCCACCCACTTTCTTCACGCTGTCATTCATTTTTTTACTCCGGTTAACCAGGTTCAGATAATATAAAATGAAATAGCAAATCGCAATATTTAAAAAAAATAAAAAAAGTTAATTCATTTGTTGATTATAGTTTTGCATATGCTATTCTTGGTCGTGGATGAGAGAGTAAGTGAAAAAAGGAGAGTACATGAAAGAAGGTATGGGGAGCGCTGTTGTCCCAAATTATAGAGAGCTAGTTGAACAATTAGACTCTGCAAAAAAATTGAAGGATGAACTTGGTAAGAAGATTACTAAACTTACTAGACAAGTCCTCGATAGTCCTGAAGCAAAAGAATCACTTAATTTGCTTTCAAATCAAGGTGGAGAGAAAACCCAAGACGGTATTACTTTTGCGAAGAAAAAAGAATACGTCTGGGATGAACAAGAACTCGCAAAGATTCTTGGTGATTTAGATCCTCCTCCCTTTCTCACGGTAGAAACTCGCTACAAAGTAAACATGAAAGAATATAAAAAGTGGTTAGTCGATCATGACGATACCTTTTATAAGAACGCCATGACTACTAAGTTAGGTGATCCTTCTATCAAAAAAATTAACATAGAAACTTTTAGAAAAGCACAGGAGGAAACTAATGAATGCTAATACAGCCGCAGCAAATGCGTTGATGCAAAGCATTGTTACCCAACCTGTCTTGCCGCCCGAAGCTAGTTACATCCCTATGCGGATTAACTTACAGGGTCAAGACGGTATAGGTAAGAGTACCTTTGCGGCAAACGCAGATAAACCAATCTTCATTCAAGCGGAGGACGGACTTGACTTTATTCAAGATGTCGCTCGTTTTCCAAAGTGTGAAACTTGGACTCAGATTTTTGACAATCTGACTGCTTTGTATTTCACAGATCATGATTACAAAACAGTGGTGTTGGATACGACAGACGCTGCTCATGCTTTATGTGAAACTCATGTATGTGAAAAAAACAATTGGCGTGATGCAGACGGCAAACTGTCTATCCTAGCGCCCGGATGGGGCAATGGATATACCGCTGTGAAGGAACAGTTTCAAGGTCTTTTGAACAATCTTAACAACTTGCGTGAAGGTAAAAATATGAACGTGATTCTTTTAAGTCATGTGCATATCAAGCCTCACAATGATCCAAACCTAGCTGAACCTTATGATAGGTGGGAGATGCGTTGTTCTAAGGGAGTCAACAGTCTTATAAAAGACTGGGTAGACTTTAACCTGTTCGCAAAATTTGAAACTACACTATCAACAACAGGCAATAAAACCAAAGGTAAAAGTGTCGGTAATCGATCTTTGCACACTAGGTTTAATGCTGGGTTTGATGCGAAGTCTAGAATTACGCTACCAGAAAAGATGCCTTTGAATTGGCAAGAATTTATTAATGCATACACCAAAGCGTTGAA